GTATGCTATGGCTCTGGACTACGATACGACACTGCATCGCCTCCGCCAAGGTAAAGACCGAAATCGAGGACTTCCTGCTTGACAACGACCTTGCCGCCTATTTCCTCGGTGTGTGTCAGGACTTCAAGCACTTTGGCTTTGCCGTCAGCGTGCTTATCCTTAACGAGGACGCAACCAAAATCGTCAGGCTGATAAGAAAGGAAGCGTGCTATTGCCGCTTTGCACCAGCCGACACGTCGGGACGCATCCCCAAAATCCTTTACGCCAACTGGCGCAAATCCATCTCCGACACAAAAGAGGTGGAGGTCATCGACCTACTCGACCCATCCGCTCCGTGGCGAGATCTGCAAGACAAGCTCTCGGACGGCACGAAGCTCCGCAAGTTCGCCGTGGTATCGCGCATCCCCACAGTGGATAGCACTTATTATCCGATACCATATTACGCCGCCCTGTTCCGTGGCAAGTGGTACAACATCAAGCAGCTCATCGGCATCGCCAAGGAGGCGAAGCTCCGCAACTCCGCACCTATCAAATACCACATCGAGATAGGCAGCAAGTACTGGGAGAGCATCTTCCGCAGCGAGGGCATCACCGACCGATGCAAGCAGCAGGAGCGCATCGTGCAGGAGAAACAGAGCATCCTCGACTTCCTCACAGGTGCAGAGAACAGCGGCAAGGCGTGGTTCTCCACATTCTATATCTCTCCCGACGGCAAGGAGCAGCACGATGTGGTCATCAACAAGATTGACGACAGCAAGGAGGGCGGCGACTGGGAAACCGACATCCAAGAGGCCATCAACATGATTTGCTTCACGCTCCGCGTACACAGCAACCTCGTCGGCTCTGTGCCGGGCAAGGCGCAGACCAACAACTCGGGCTCTGACAAGCGCGAACTCTACACCATCGCCCAAGCCCTTCAGAAGCCGTATCACGACCTGCTCTTCACCGTCCATCGCATCATCATCCGCTTCAACCAGTGGAAGAACGTAACGGTGGATGTGCCGTTCATCCAGCTCACCACGCTCGATGAGCACCAAGACGCAGAAGTCAGCCCCAACGCTCCCAAGCAAGAATAGCCTCATCAATCCCATCACTCCTATAACTCCCATTACTCTATGAAACTGATAAAGTCTGAAGAAATTCTCCGCCAGCATCTGCCAAATATCATTGGTGCAGTCAAAGGCGAAACGCCCTTGCTCGACAAGCTCTCCGTGTTCCTCAATCTCGCCGAGGACTGGGTGACAAAGACGTTCACTTCCGAGACCACCTTCAACACCATCTGCAAGTACGCCGACGATAACCCCATCCGTCAAGCCACGGCTCGCCTCGTGGTGGCAGAAACCATGCTCCGTGCCATTCCATCGCTCGACATCGTGCTTACGCCCAACGGCTTTGCCGTAGTGAGCACGAGCAACCTTGCCCCTGCATCCAAACCGCGCATCGACCGCCTCATGGGCTCGATGCTCACGCACCGCGACAACTGCATTGCCGCTCTCTTGCCAGCCCTGCCCGGTGCCTCGCAGTGGCTGAAATCCGACCAAGCCGACTTCTTCAGTGCAACACTGTTCCCCACGCTCGCCGTGGTGGATGCCGTGGGCAGTACCTCTGGCTCGAAATGGGATAGATACGTAGAACTGCGCTCCCAAATCATCGACCTTGAAGCCCAGCTTGCTGCCGAGTTCCTGTCGACAGAGTTGATGGAGAAGTTGCGCTACAACCATCTCCGCCACATCGCCACGCCCGAACAGGACACGGTTATCAAACACACCCAAGCGCAAATCATCGCTTGCCTGAAAGGTGGCTCATTCAACCGCCAACGCCTGACGGACATCGTGAACTACATCCGCCTCCGTCCTGCCTCTTTCCCCGAGTGGCACAACAGCCCCACGGCGCAGCTATTCGCTCCGCCAGTGTTCCACAACAAAAAGAAATTCGCGGGATATTTCTTCAATTAGTGTACAAAGTGCCTAATTTATAACACTTTTCCCAACACTTCCTTGGCAGTGTAGAGGAAAAGAGATAATTTTGTGAACAATCTTATTTTTGGGATATCAATGAAATTGACAAAAAACAAATTAAACAAGTTGCTTCGTAACCAGTTGATAGAACAAGGATTCATGCCATTCAAAGACTCCATTGAGGGAACAGCAGGTCTTTATTGTAAGTCATTGGATAATGGCATATATCTTTCACTTGGGCTAAATATCAGTCATCTATATGATGACCAATTCACTTGCGATTTGTATCTTTCAACCACAACAAGGATTGGATGCTCTTGGGGAGATATACCCAAAGAATCTTATACCCGTCCAGGTTATTTGCTCACAAAAGAAGAACTAAAACCGTACAACGAAGACAATAGTATTGTTAAGGATATTTGGTGGCATAGTGAAGACGATGCCATCAACAATTTTCTACATTGTGTTTCACTGACGACCAAAAGGCTATGTAATGATAGCGAATTGAAACAAAGAATAAGAGAAAGCCAAGATGCAAATACCTTAAAAGAGTTATCGCAAAAAGTTACAAGTCGTGTAAAGAATATTCAATTAGAGGACTGCAGCCAGTGTTCTTATATCCCCTACAAGTCAATAGATGACATTCCCATGATATGGTTTATATCAGCAGAAGCTACATTAAAAGAGATACCAAATCAAGTTATAAACAAAGCACTTGTAAAAAGCCTTGCAGCTGATGCTTGGAGGCTTCATTGTTTAACAACTAAGTCCTCGTAATTTATCTTTGTCTTTTCCCCATAGAGAATGTTACTGTACTTTCGCGGTATAGTAACATTCTTTTTTTTTATGCAGACCATCACCATCAACTTCCGCGTGCCACAAGGCTGGCACGAACTGGGCGACAAGCAGCTCCGCTATGTCTATTCGCTTATCGCCGACGACCATTCAACGGACGAAATCAAAACCCTCTGCTTGCTCCAATGGAGCGGTGCAAAGGTTGTCGGCAAGCAGGATAGCGGCGCATACCTGCTCAAAAAAGGCGGCTTCCTCTTTGAGGTAACGGCTATGACGCTCGCCGAACTACTACCGCACATCGACTGGCTCGGTCAGTTGCCAACAACACCAGTACGCCTATCAAAGATAAACCGACAGCAAGCACTCCCTGCCGACTTCCAAGGTGTGCCATTCGAAACCTACATCATCGTGGATAACCTCTATCAAGGCTACTTGCAAACCCAGTCGGACGATCTGCTCGACCAACTCGCCGCCGTCCTTTATAATAAGCCGTTGAAGCTGAAACCCTACGAGCGCATCAGCATCTTCTACTGGATAGCGTCGCTCAAAGACTTCCTCGCCAAACGCTATCCCGACTTCCTGCAACCGACCAACAGCACCGATAACCGCAATCTCCTCGGTACATCGCAACCCTCTATCGAGGAAGCGATGAACGCCCAAATCCGTGCGCTCACCAAAGGCGACATCACCAAGGAAAAACTCATCCTCGCCCTTGACACATGGCGAGCATTAACGGAGTTGAATGCGCAAGCTAAGGAATACGCAGAACTAAAAGAACAAAGCCATGCCAAATAACAATTTCTCAACTCTCGACCCTCGACTCTCGACTTTACAAGGTCGCTGGAACGCCGCCGACTTCTTCGCCAATCTCACCGCCACCAACATCATAGCCATCACCGAGCACTTTGACTTCTGTCGTGTCAGCGGCTTGGATGGCTTCGAGGAAGCCATCTCCACGATGCAAGCAACCGCCAACTTCGTGTGCGTGTCCGACATCGCCGACGGCTATACGGAACTGAACAATACGCCACGCACCCGACGCATAAAGACAGTATTCCTCGCCATGCGCCACGCCGCCGAGGATATGGAAGCACGCTCACAGTGCATGGAAACCATGCGCGAGCTCTTCCGACAATTCATGTCGCGCCTCATGCTCGAAAAAGTCCGCTTGGAACAGAACTGCATCTACCTCGATCCACGTATCACATTCAACGAGATAGACCGCTACTTTTTCAGCGGCTGTGCCTGTGCCTATTTCCAGATAGCCGTCGATGTCTATACCGATTTAAGATTCAATCCCGATGAATGGCAACACTAATCCCGAAGAAGAGCGACGCAAGTACGTCCAAGCATTTAATGAAACGATGGTGAAGATTTGGCGCGAGCAAATCACACTCCTCGGCGTGGTAGATACAGGAGCACTCTACCGCTCAACGGTGGGCATATCCACGCAAGCCGATGGCAAGTTCACGAGCGTAACACTCGCTCAATCGTTCAACACCTACGGTTTGTTTGTCGATTATGGAACAGGCTCAAACACACCTCGTAGCAACTCAGGCGACCTCGGCGAGGGCTTTGTCCACCGCCGCAAGCGTCGCCGTTGGTTCTCTCGCAAATACTTCGCCTCGGTGATGACATCCGTGAGTTCTTTGCCTACAATCTCGGCAAGGATATGGCAAACACCATCTCCA